AATTTCACCAAAGGGGAGCGATAATGTTGCTTCCCTTGCAAGGGTTTACATACCACCATATCCTTCAATTTCAGAAACATTGTCTAGGCAATTAAACAGAAGGGGAATTGGTTGTATCTCTAAGAAGATCGCAACATCTCGCTACACAATGAGGGAAATTGGTACGTTAAAAGAAAGAATAGACACGCTTGAATATTACAATGCATTAAATCTTTTAGAAAAGAGCGTAGTTGATCTTCAAGTGTTGGACGATAGCGGTTTAGATCGTTTTAAAAACGGTTTCTTCGTTGACGGTTTCTTAGATCACTCTCTTGGCGACACTACAAATGAAGATTATAAAATTTCAGTTGCTAAATCAGAGAAAGTTATTAGACCTTTCTTCGACATAGACGCTTTCCAATATAAGCTAGAAACAACAGCTTCCTCGGGGATTCAATTGTCTGGTAGTTTGATTACTAGACCATATACAAACACGGTGTTGCTCGAAAACAAAAACGTTACTACAGTAAGAAATATTGAACAATCGGTGTTTAGATTTATCGGTACTCTTGAGTTAAGTCCAGAAACTGATAACTGGTGCGATACAACTACTGTCGATAAGACTATTAAATTTGGGGACGATTTACCATCTAGAGACTCCGTTCAAACGGAATGGGGTTCTTGGGAAAATAATATTGTAGGGTATAACGTTTACGATAGAAAAACAGGCGATCGTTCTGGTGTACCCGACCCTAAGTATTTTATCGGAACTTTCTCATCATTAGCTGCGGCTCAAGCTGCAGGTAGATCAAACGACCCAGCTAATTCTGGTGATAATCGCTTTTTAATTGAAACGGTTTACGAAAAAACTAGAACTGGCGTTGAAACGTCTGTGAATGTTGAGACTGAAACCGAAGAAATTGGTAATTTTGTAACTGATGTTAGCATAATACCTTATATCAGACCACAAACGATAAAACTTCTAGTAAGGGGTCTTAAGCCAAACACTAAAGTCTATACGTTCTTCGATGGCGAAGACATGAGTGATTATGTAACTCCTATTACAGTCCCCGAAGAAGGTATCCCAAGCTCGTTCATGGAAGATTTGACAGTTAACTACGACGCTGGCCAAACACCACAAACATTGATCACCGCTGCTGAAGGATCTGTTTGGAGAGTTCATGATAGTGGCGTTGCTATGGCTTACCTACGTTTACCCGACGAAGGAAAACGTTTTAGAACAGGTACTAAAGAAATTGTCATAACTGATTCACCAACTAACGCAAGAGATGCGACTACGTATGCGAGCTACTATTTCGTAGCGAGCGGTATTGCGGTTACAAAACAGAATACAATTATCTCTACAAGAACCGCAGTTATAAACACTGAAGAAACCATTGAAACCCTGCCTGGTAAAAAGAAAAGAGAAATAATCGGGCCATCTTGTATGGCTTATAGCTTCAAAGTTGACGTCCCAACAGGTGAAGACGGTGTATTTTTAACTTCAGTTGATGTATGGGTGGACCAGAAAAACGAAAACGACTTAGGCGTTTGGTTCGAAATTCGCGAGATGAATTCAGCGGGTGGTATTACCCGTAATCAAGTTCCATTGTCTGAAGTTTGGTTGACTACTAGTCAGGTTAATCTATGGGACGGCACTGCTGCAACTGAAGAAGCAAACAAAACTCGCGTTTCTTTCCCTAGCCCTGTGTTCTTACAGAATGACACGCAATACGCCTTTGTTATTCACACTGAAGGTCTAAATCCAGATTATTACTTCTGGGTTTCAAGACTCGGCGAAAAAGACATCATAACTGGTAATGATGTAACATCTCGCGGGCTAACCGGAACTCTATTTACAACAAACAACAACTTGAACTACGATATTGTTCCAGATGTTGATATGAAAATAAGAGTAAATAGGGCGAATTTTACAACTGGCACTGGTACTGTTGTTTTAGGCAACAAACCAGTTGAAATTATAAAATTCAAGGCTGGTGCTTCCGACTTCAGAAAACAAGGTGAAACAGTTGTAAGTACTGATATTATTTCGTTATCAAATACTACTGTTGGTGCGAACTCGATAATACTTGGTGATAAAATTACTGGCGCTGCTTCTTTGATTACTGGTAACGTTATTTCTATCAGCGGTTCTAAGTATTTTACCGATGCTTTCGGATTTACAAACAGTGAATCGTATTCGGTGGCGAACTCAACTGGCGGGAATAAATCGATCCCAGGAACTATCACCCTACGAGAATATGGTATTGGTAAGATTAGGTCGTATAATACAGCAAACAATATCATGCTTTTAGATGATTCTAACGGGTTGTTCTACAGTAATGCAATAATTAAAGGTCTACTTACCTCTAATACGGGCGTAATCAACGCCTTTGCCACTTTCGCTTATTCAACTTCTACTCTTAAACCATACTTCATTAAATTTGGTCAAACCGATATCAGCTTCGAGAAAAGAGGTTGGAATATTTCAGCGGATGCGTATACTGACTATATCCCTGGATCTGCAGACGCGCACTCTGATTTCCCAACTGAATGCGCTATCCTGTCTAGAAAAGACGAACTAAGTAGGTTTGGTTCTCCTACAAATAGTTCTACATCTCAAGTAAGGGTGACTCTATCAACCGTTTCCCAATACGTGTCGCCTGTTCTTGACATTTCTAGAATGCAGTCTATTCTAGTTTATAATAGATTAAACAATGACGATACAGGTGAGAATCAACCATCTGGTGGTAATCTGATAAACAAGTATATCTCCAAAGTTGTTACATTAGCCGACGGTCAAGACGCCGAAGATTTACTTGTTAAGATTACAGCATACAAACCAATTAACAGTAATATTAAGGTTTGGATGAAGATTAAAAGTGGTGAAGAAGGTAGTTTGTTTAGTCGAAATCCATGGATCGAGATGACAACTACGAATATAGGAACTTCTTCTTCTGCGAATAAACAAGACTTCAAAGAATTTGATTTTACAGTCCCAGACGCTTATAAGATAGCTAATGGCGTTATACAATATATAAAGAATGCAACTAATATTACAGCTAACACTACTGGTGTCAACGAAGCTGCTAATTCTATTTTGATTGCTAGTGCTAGCTCAATCTTTACCGCAGATCAAGAAGTTTACTACTCAGTACCTCCTGGAGGAACTCCAATCGCGGGGTTGACAGCTAATACATATTACTTCGTAAAAACCGTTAATTCCACCGCAATTACCCTTTCTGGAACGAAAAGTGGTTCTCAAATCGACATTACCGACTTTAGAGTTGATCCTGTCGCACAGATACATACTATCGGTGGTGAAGTTTATGAGACTTATAAACAGTATTCTATAAAAATTGGTTTAATGGGAACCGATAGTTCTAACCCACCAAGAGTTGGCGACTTAAGAGCAATCGCGCTACAATTGTGAGATGAATATGCATATTAAAACTGAAGTGCAGGGCATTTTTAGAGATTCGACTAATAAAGCCCTGTTAAATAAAGACGACAGCTCGCTTGTGGCGTATAAGAGAATGAAAAAGAAAAACGCGGATATTGATAATGTTAAAGAAGACGTTGAGATGTTAAAGAAAGATGTTTCGGATATCAAAGCATTGTTAATCAAAATAGCGGAGAAATTATAATGACAATAAATGTCGCAAATACAACACTAACAAATACCTTTGAATATTTGGTTAACAGAACAAATGAATTATCTAATGCATTAACAACAAAAGTTGTAACTGCTGATTCTAACACAACGTCGGGTAATGCCGCTATTACTGGAACGTTTTCCGCTAATGTTTATATCGTTGGTAACTCTGCATCAAATACATCAATCAGCGCACCTAATACAGAGCAGAAATCTTCTGGGGAATATTTCTTAAACGCAAACGGCTCTTGGTCACGCGCTTCTCCATTAGCGAACAGTGGAATTATCGCAAACTCTTCAGGAGTTTTTGTTAACGCGAATACAGGTATAGTTGTTAATACTGCAGGAGTATTCGTAGATTCTGTTTACATCGGAACCTTGACTTCAAACAACGCTACGCGCCTTGGTGGTACATTAGCTGCATCATACGTTCAAAATACAGATTCAAGAACATTATCCGGAAATCTTGTATTTTCTGGGGCGAATACAAACTTTACTGGTGCTAATGTAAAGTTTACTGGCGCTTCATTATCAGACGTAACTGTTGTATCTGGTACTTGGGGTGGAACACCTATTGCCTTGGATAAAGGCGGTACTGGTGCAACCACTGATTCTGGTGCAAGAACAGCTCTTGGTCTTGGAACAATGGCAACACAGTCTGGATCTGCTGTTACAATTACTGGTGGTTCTATTACTGGAATTACAGACTTGGCTATTGCTGATGGTGGTACTGGTTCTTCCACAGCAGCAGGTGCTTTGGTTAATCTAGGTTTAACAGCCACAGCAGCAGAATTAAATAGAATGAATGGTATATCAGTTTCAACAGCGGAATTAAATACTCTTAGTAATATTGCTAGCAATATTCAGACGCAACTTGGCACTAAAGCACCTACTGCAAGCCCAACATTCACTGGAACTGTAGCTACATCATCGTTTAATCTGGGTGGTAATATTGTAACAGATATCGCAACGCAATCGCAAGCCGAAGCTGGATCTCTTCACTCTGTAGTTATGACACCATTAAGAACTAAACAGGCTATTGCAGCTTCAACATCAGAAGTTTTAACCGCCACTGCTAGTGGCGCATGGACTGGCGTTGGAACATATGGAATTTTAGGTGACAACGGTACTTCCACTTCTCCTGGAGCCACTAGAGCGGGAAGTGGTCTTAATCCAGCAAGTTGGTATGATGAAGGGGGTAGCACCTTTATGGGGATGACTCTGACCACCGGAACTACCATGCCCGGAACATGGAGATTGATGGGTGGCGGCTTTAGTAGTAGTAGAGACAGAACTATTGGTTTATTTTTAAGGATATCATAATGGAATATCGCAACGCAAGACATTTTAATAACACAATAATTGACTGTGAGATTAATCATCCCACATATGGATGGATCCCATTCACATGCGATCCGAATGACACTGGCGCAAACTTTGATGTGGAGGAACTTTATGCTAGAATGGATGCAGATCCACTCACAATTGCATATATTCCCCCAACACAAGCCGAACTCGATCAAAAAGCAGCAGAACTAGTTCGCTATCAAAGAAACATTCTTCTTACCAGAGTAGTTGATCCAATTGTTAGTAATCCGCTTCGTTGGGCAGACCTAACACCTGAACAACAACAGTCGTGGACTAATTATCGTCGTGAACTT